GCAAAGAAAAGAGGTAAAACATGGCGATTGGCTTACCAAATATTGATATTGTCTTTTTACAAAAGGCAGTATCCGCAGTATTACGTTCTGAACGTGGTACTGCAGTAGTCATCTTGAAGGATGATACACAACCTACTGCAGGTTATGATATCTACAAATTCGAGGCTGACATCACAAAGAAAAAATTCACAGAAGAAAATGTGAAATTGTTGAAACGTTGTTTCTATGTCAACGTAAACAAATTGGTAGTAGTACACGTTCCAACATCTACAACAGAATTTGCAGATGTAAAAGCGGTATTAGATAAAGTGAAATACAACTGGGCATGTACAGTTGAAAAAGATTGGCAAACAGAATTAGTATCTTACACAAAAAGCCGTAACGTATTGTCTAAAGGCCGTAAGGTAAAATGCGTAGTTGCTAATGTAACAGTAGCTGATGATAAACATATCGTTAATATGAAAGGCGATTATGTGCATGAGGCTGATGCGGATGCAACTACAACTGTTAAAATGACAGACTATTTACCACGTGTGGTTTCCATTTTGGCTAACTTGCCAATGAATAGAAGTATCACATACTACGAATTGGAAGATTTGGATTATGTAGATAACTCTTTCATTACAAATGAAAAGGATGCTAATAAATGGACTGATGAAGGCTGGTTACTCCTTATCAATGACGATGAAGATGCAGTGGTGCGTGTAGGACGTGGTGTAAATACATTAACTACATTCACATCTACTGACACAGAAGATATGCGTAAAATCATCATTGTTGAATCTATGGACTTAATGATGGAAGATTTGTATTCCACATTCAAAAAATACTATGTGGGCAAATACAAGAACCATTTGGACAACCAATATCTATTTATTTCTTCCGTAAACTCTTACTTCCGTTCCTTAACTAAAGTAGTTAATGGTGAAATTCTAGATCCAGAGTATGACAATCATGCTTACATTGATGTAGAAAATCAGCGTGAGGCTTGGTTAAGCGTAGGCAAATTAGAGGCAGAAGATTGGGATGAAGATAAAGTAAAGAAAATGTCTTTCAAATCCACTGTATATCTTGCTGCTAAAATCAAAATTCTTGATGCTATGGAAGATTTATCCTTCCAAATTACGATGGAATAGGAGGTAAATTATGGCAAATAACAAAGAAATCCATAATCAAATCTTGCGTGGCCAGTTTGGTAAAGTATGGATTGACGGCGAATTATACGCTAACGTTAAATCTTTTGAGGCTAAAATCTCACTCAAGTATGAGGCAGTAGATATTAACGGCGAAATGGGTGTACATCAACGCTTGGTAGGGTTCGAAGGTGCAGGTACATTAGTACTTCACAAAATCGATAGCCGTGTAGCACAAAAGATTGCAGGTAAAATTAAGAATGGTAGTGTGCCAGATATTAAGATTGTATCTAAATTAACGGATCCTGATGTTAATGGTGCAGAACGTATCGAATTAACTGGTGTTACTTTAGATGAATTGGCACATGGATTTGAAAATAAAAAGGTTCAAGAAGAATCTTACCCATTCAAATTTGCTGATTACAACTACTTAGACTTAATTCTTTAATAAATAGGGCGGTGCTAATGCATCGCCTTTCCTTTTATAGTAAGGAGGATAATAAATGGCTAAATTACAACTAGAAGATTTACTCAATAGAAAAATGCAAGAGGGTTTTCAATCCAAAGACGTATACGTTAAAGGTTTAGGCGGTGAATTAACTGTAATTCATCAACCGCTACCTACAGTGTTACGCATCATGGATGAAATCAAACAGGATGCTACGTTATCCACGGTGATGGATGCGATGGTACAACTTATCTATGCATGCGTTCCTTTGTTTAAAAGCAAGGAATTACAAGATAAATATGAGTGTGCAGAGCCTACAGATGTTGTCTATAAAGTCCTCAATGATAGCGTTGAAGATATTAGTGCATTAGGCGAATCTATATTGGCAATGTATGGCATTACTAATCCAGTTGACGAAATAAAAAAGTAATAGAGGCGGACGAGGAACTATCTATGTTCCGCTATTACATGAATAAAGGTCATACATTATCATCATTACTTGATTTAGATCTAGTAGAAAAAACATTCTATCTAGCGTGTTTCAAACTAGATATGGAAGATGTAGAAAGGAGCAAGCATGGCTAAAAGTATTAACGTACTATTGAGCCTTAAAGACCAATTCACCGCTCCAATGAAAAAGGTTGGTGATACAACCAAAGATACAGAACGCAAAATGACGGCCATGAAAAATAAATTAAGTAATTTCGGTAGTGGAATCAACAATAAATTCATGGGTATTGCTGGCAGTATCACTAAAATGGGATTAGCTATGACTGGCCTTAGTGCATTTGCTGGTGTAGGTGCTATTGTTGAGTACGGAAAGAAAGCCCTTGATGTGGCCAAACAGGCGGAATTATCTCAAACGTTATTGCGTAATAGCTTGGCCAATAACAATTCACTCTATGATAAATCAACACAAGCACTTGATGCGGCACAAAAGCAACTCAATGATTATGCTGCAAAATGGGGTAAAGTTGGTGTAATTTCCGCTGGTACTATTCGTGCTGGGTATCAAGAACTCAATAAATGGAATGTGCCTGTAGATAAAGTAGACGGCCTTTCAGAGGCACTAACAAATTTAGTTGCAGGTAAATTCGGTATCAATGCAACTGCAGAAGATGCACAGGTGGCATCACAAGCAATTGGGCGTGCGTTCAATGGTGATGTGGCAGGCTTAACTAAGATGAAGATACCTCTTACAGAGGCACAAAAGGAAATCATCAAGAATGGTACAGAGGCCGAGAAGTTAGCTGCAATTAATGAAGTAGTTAATAGTACATTCTCTAAGCAGAATGAAATATTAGCTAATACTCCAGATGGCCAACTCAAACGAATGAAAAACCAACAGGCAGCATTAATGGCAACTATTGGTAAATCATTATTGCCAATGCAAAAAGCATTTATAGATCTAGCTAGTACAATCATGCCAATCATTGCACCTGTAATACAGGATATATTTGGACTGTTTAGCGGTGCATTTACTTACATTGCACAAGTGGTTAATGATAACAAGGAAAGTATCCAAGAAAATCTAACCAGTGCAATGGGTGTAGTCAAAACAGTTATATCTGGCATTGGTGATGTGATTAAGTGGTGTACTCAAAACCTTGGATTCTTATTGCCTGTTATTAAGGCAGTAGCAGTAGGATTTGTTGCGTTTAATGTTATTGGTAAAGTAATTCCATTAATTAGTTCAATAGCAGGTGCATTCACAACAGTAATTAGAGTAGTGCGGATTTTAAACATGCTCATGTTAGCAAATCCTATGTTATTTGCTATATATGCAATCATCACAGCATTAGCATTATTAATTTATAACTGGGATACAGTAAAAGAAGTAGCATTATCTGTATGGGATGCAATTTCTACCTATGCATCTGAACTATGGGAGAGCATTGTAAGTGGATGCATGGAGTTTGTTAATAGCGTTATTGCTTTGGTTACAGAACTATATAACGGATTTATGACAATCATTGCACCAATATTGGACGATGTAACGCAGATATTCAGTGGCATTATTGATTTCATCACAGGTGTATTCACAGGCAACTGGGATATGGCTTTCAATGGCCTTGTAAAAATCTTTACTGGATATTTTGACATTATTAAATCCGTGGCAGAAGGTGTTCTTGGTTGGGTACAAGATAAGTTGCAATGGGCTAGCGATAAAATCGATGCTATTAAAGAGGGCGGTCAATGGTTGTATAACAAAACAGTTGGCCGTGTATTTGACGGAGACCATAATAACGCAACAGGTACAGAGTATTGGAAAGGTGGAGCGACCTACGTTAATGAAAATCAGCGTGGTGAAATTATCAATCTACCTAATGGATCACAAGTGATTCCACATGATGAAAGCATGCGACAATTAGCCAATAACAGAGGCAATGTTACTGTAAATGTAACAGTACAAGGCAATGTGATTGGCAATGAAGAATTCATGGATGCATGTGGCAATCACATCACGGATAAAATTATGTTAGCAATGGGCAACATGTAGGGGGTGTAGTGTGAGATTTCAAGACAGTGCAAAGAAGGTCATGCAGCAACGCATACAATCTAAGCAAGCTGAATTGCAAAAAATGGCGATTACACGTGCTACAAGATATGCTGATAAGCTATCACATGGATTAGTGGGGAAAGTCTTAGATTATTTAGACAAGAAACCAACTACAGACATAGTATTTCATTCTGAATTGACAGATGAGTACATTACATTGCCTGTAGTACCTAATCCATTACCTACAATAAATGAGCCACAAAAGAATGAAACTTTCAACGGATTAAGAGGTGATATTAAGTTAATAGGGCCGTTAGGCCTTAGAACATTAAGCCTTGATAATATCCTCTTACCTGTAGGGAAAGATTACTCATTCATTCGTGGTAATGGTACAGATGGATTACAATGCTTACAATTCTTTCAAGCACAACGGCAAACAAAGGCCGTGATGCGGATATGTATTATTCAATCTGATGGAAATGAAATACTAAATATGCCATGTGTGGTTAATGATCTATCATACACATGGGATAAGGTAGGCGATATTAAAGCGACTATTGGTATTGAAGAGTACGTATACACAAATACATCCACTCAAACACAATCAGATACAGGCGGTGAAAATAAAGAGGCTAGTAAGGACACGAAAAGTACTGCATCCAGCACAGGAGGGAAGAAATGAAACTCCAATATACCAACGTAACAAAAGATAAAGATGGTAAGGATGTTACAGAAACACGTGAAATTACAGCCTACACAAACAACTATGAAAGGTCAGATGGCATTGATACGCTAGGACAAGAGTTTTCTTTTGATTTAGCAGACAATCCATTTGACTTTAATATGATGGGTACACGCCTAGCGATTGGAGGCAAGATAGAGTTTAGTAATCAAGTAAGCAATAACAATAAGAGTGCTACTACAACACTAAACGAAGAGCCAAAGGAAGAAGTAGTCTTTCAAGGTATCATCGTAAGTGAAAAACAGAGTGGGGCTAATAAATACACGTATACTTGCTTTGATTACTGCTTTTATCTCAATAAATCAGAGATTGAAATACAATTCAATGGAGTAAGTGGGTTAGAGGCAATCAAGAAGGTATGTAAAGAAAACGATGTACCACTTGGGAATGTGGCCGATATTAAGACTAAAATTAAGAAAATCTATCAAGGTCAACCTGTATCGGATGTAATTAAAGACATCATCAAACAGGCTACCGAAGAAACAGGATATAAATACCGCCTAGAATATAGGGAAGGTAAAGTACATGTAGAAGATTATAAAGATTTGGTACTTGATAAAGTCATAACTCAACCAATTAACAATTACTCAAGAGATTTGAGTATGGAAGATATGCGTAATAGTATTGTGGTAATTTCTAGCAAGGAAAAGAGCAAGTCGGTAAAATCAACTATCCAAGATGATGAAAGCATCAAGAAATATGGCTTGATTAAGAAAATCATAAAGGTAGATGATAAAAAACAGGCACAAACAGCACAGATTGCGAAGAAAACCATTCAAGATAGCAATAAGATTAAGGAAAAGCTAAGTCTTACGCTATTAGGTGATGATACTGTACGCAGTGGCCGTGTAATTATCATCAATGATTACACAGTAGATATTCATGATAAATTCTTAGTTACTAATTGTAAGCACAATTACGGAGTGAACCATACAATGACATTAGATCTAAAACGTGTAGAGGCTGAATTAGACACAAGCAAGTATAAAACAAGCACTACTACAACTGTTACACCTAATGCAACAAATAGCACAGCTAATGCTACACAAGTAGATGCAGGTATGAACGCATTGAACGGCTATGAAAGTGTATATCGTGATAATGGGTGCGTAGATGTAGCGGTGAAAGCTGGTTCATATTATAGTCCGTTCCTAAAGCAACAGGCTGATATTGGAACAGCTGATGTAGATACACTTGTAAATAATGCACAAAATGCAGGATACAAGGTAGAAACATTTAATGGATACGCTAATAAAGGCGATATTCTTGTATATGGTGATAATCAACACGTTGTAATTTCAGATGGTGCAGGTGGATGCTTTGGCAATAGTACAAGTGCTGGCCACGCTAAATTTTATCCAGATGCAAATTATGCTTGGCATAATGGTGAAGCACCGACTAAGGTTATTAAGATGTCATAGGTGGTGAGAATATGGAAGAGTGGCACAGTAGAATGGCATCCGAATTCAAAAACAGGACTAATCCTGTACGAATAGGAGCGGTATTAGGTGAAGTTATCAGTACATCACCATGGGAAGTAGCAATTAAAGACGGAAAGTTTAAAATTAATGCATCTAATGGGTATGTGTGCTTTCAACTAATACATCACATTACAACGTATTCATACAGACATAGTGGTACTATTGCTCATAAAGATTGCCCTGGTAGTCCTCCATATAGTGCACAGGGTAGTGGAAAGATAGTACTTGATGAACTATGGAAACCAGGGGATAAAGTATTAGTCATTCCAGATGAAAATGAGCAACATTTCTTTATCGTGGATATAGTTAAGGAAGGTGTGTAATGTTTCCAAAGGACTATAACTTTACTAACTCTATCCAATCTACGGCCACAGTTACCAATGCACAACATAAGGTAGGCCGCTCATTCGCATTTGATTACAAGACACATAGATTTGTGTTCAAAGACGGAAGAAATGTAGAAGATACACAGATAGAGGCAATAAAGCAATGGATAGAGTTATTTATCCGAACAGAAATGAAAAAATATATGATCTATACCGATAGTTTTGGGTTAGACCTACGAAAACTATTAGGATATAGATTGCCTAGGTCATACAAAGTGGCAGAAATTAAACGGCGTATAACAGAGGGCATTATGAACAAGGTACCATGCGTGGTGATTGTCAAAGATTGGCAATTCAACGCTGGTATCTTTTATTTTACAGTCGTAACGAATACAGGAGAGGAGGTAAAGATAGATTATGAACTCGAATTATAGTGTGGATAACATTCATAATACGATGCTTGAACACATTGACGATAGCTATCAAAAGACCGAAGGCTTTCCTACGTATGATTTAACTAGGGGCGAGGCATTCGCTATCCTTGAACTTTGGAAAAAAGCAGAAGAAATCGAATGGAAACAGAACGTTGATAACTTAACAGGTGATGAATTAACTCGTGTATGTTTTCAACGGAAAGGAACACAACGTAAATTAGCCACAAAGGCAGTATGTAATTTACGTATCGTTGACGGAACAGGCACTATTCATGCAGGTGATTTATTTGAAAGCGAAACTGGTATTCAATATGAAAGCCTTGAAACAAAGGATGTAGAAAAGAATTCGGTTATTAAAATCAGATGCATGCAAGCTGGTAGCATTGGAAATGTTCCTAAAGGTACAATCACGCAGATGCCTATTACTATTGCTGGTATCAACAATGTAATCAATGATGATGCGGCAATCAATGGCGAAGATGAAGAAACAGACGATGATTTACGTGAACGCTATTACGAAGAACTACGAGAACCAGCAACGAGCGGTAACGATTACCACTATAAACAGTGGGCGAAAGAAGTCGAAGGTGTTGGTGAGGCTCATGTCATAGGGTTATGGAATGGTAACAATACAGTTAAAGTTATCATCATTAATTCTGATAGAAAGCCTGCTGATAGTGATTTAGTTAAACGAGTACAAGATTATATAGATCCAGACAGTAAAGGTATTGGAGCAGGGCAAGCACCAATAGGGGCACATTGCACAGTAGTTAGTGCTACAAACGTACCAATTAATGTAGAAGTAACTGGAGTAAAACATATCAGTACTGCTACAAAGTCAACTATTACGGCTGATATAACTGATGCGGTTACTAAATACCTAAAACGAATTTCTTTTAAACAAGATTATGTTTCAGTCGCACAAATTGCCAATATCATAATCGATAGTGCTGGAGTAACAGACTATGCAAGCGTTACAGTCAATGGACAAACTACAAAAATTGATTTAACAGTAGAACAAGTTGCTACATTAGGCACAGTTAGTGTGGTTCTAAATGAATAAGATTCAATTTAAAGAGTACGCATTAAAGGCTATCAACAAAATGTATCGCAATGATCCGTGGGTTCGTGAGTTATATCAATCAGCAGGGTTACAACTGCAAGATATTGATGTGTTGCTTGATGAACTATTAGACAATGGGTTCTTTGATACAGTTAGCGAACGTGGTTTGCGCGTGTATGAAAAGGATTTAGGCATTGTAGCTAAAGGTTCAATTGAACAACGCAGAAATATTGTACAAATGCTATGGAATAATAGCGGTAAATGTACATTAGAGAAAATAAAGGCAATCATTAAGACATTCGTATTAGATGATGTGGATGTTAAATTTGAGGACGGATTACTAAAAATAGAATTCTATGATTCCTCATTTGTGTATGCAGTCAATCAAATCAGAGAAAACTTAACGATTGTGAAACCATCTCACATAGGTATATCAATTGCTGATGTGCATAACGTAGGTGAGCAGGTGTATGCTGCAGTACATGTTACAACAAGTAGCATTGTTAATATTGAGCCAGATATAGGAATTGATACACAAATGGATATTGCAAATCTATATGCTGCAGTTGTAGTTGAAAGAAAACATGTAACTACTGTAATTAATAGTTAAGGAGGATATATGCCAGACGTATACAATAGAAATAGAGTTACCAAAAAAGGTTATAACTTATTAGCAGAAAGCATCGCAACAAAGAAACCAATCACATTTACTAAAGTTGTAGTTGGTGATGGCGATGATACTGGGTTAGATATTGATACAATGACAGGATTAGTTTCACCAAAGATGGAGTTACCAATCGGAAATGGTGAAAAAGGTGGAGATGGTGAATATGTAATTCAAGCAGTTTTGTCTAATAAGACACTTGAACATTCATTTTTCCCAAAAGAAGTAGGCTTATTCGCAAAATGCGGTGATGGAGAAGAGGTATTATACTCGTATTCTAATGGTGGTAATAATGTAGGGTTAATGCCAGATAAGAACACACCAATTAATGCTGAAATTTATAACATCAGAACAAAGATTGGAAACGCAACAAATATTACATTTGTAACAAGTGATGATACATATGTAACAAAAGGTGAGTTGACTAAGCATAACGCTGATGCAACTGCACATGATAATCGTTTCAATGCTATTATTCAACAATTAAATAATATGATTACTAGCGTTGATAATAGCAATTCATTAGCAAAAGCACCTACTTTGCAATTAGTAAAAACGCTTTTGAGTGGTCTAAATATAAAAAACGCGACCGATGTAGTAAATGCTTTGGAAAGTGAGAAAACAACAGGCCTTGGAATTAGATATGATTTCAGCAATGTAAATGCTTGGTATATCTGTTTGGGCAAGCTGTTTGGGAATTTAATTATCCAAGGGGGAAA